GATCAACTTGGCGATGTTGTCGTAGCCCCAATTAATGAGGTGGATGTACTGGGTCGGCGTGGTGCTTGGCTCAGGCCAATAGAGCGCATGCCCAAGGCCGTCATTGACGCCCGTGAAGTCGGCGGACGTGTAGCTGCTGATGTTCCAGGGACTGGACCCGGCGCGCAGATCCACCAGCAGATCGGCGTGCAGCGCCCACTCGGCGCGGATGATCGTGTTATACGCATCAATTACCGCGTTAAGAGCCGCCGACTTCGTGTCATCAACAGGCGGCGTCGATCCAGAAACCTTCAGCGCTTGGTATCGCGGGATCGTCGTCATCACGGCAATCTTCCAAGGCTTTGCCGCCTTGCATGCCGCTATCAGCGCCCACAGTCCATCGGCTGTCTGCCTGGCAGTGCTGCCGGTCTGAATGTCGTTCGTGCCGGCCCACACGCCCAAGACGTTTGTCTTCCCTGCGACGTATTTCGAGGTCGCGTCGGACACGAAGGACAACAGGGAAACCGTCGTTTCTCCAGCGTGGCCGCTGTCCGCCACCGGGGATCCGGCCGTCAGAATCGGGTCGTAGGTCGGCAGATACGACGAAGCGTAGGCCGGCCCGCCGACGCCTTGCGTCAGGCTGTCGCCGAACGAGCAGTAAGCCGCTGCGGTCCAGTCAAGCGGCGATGGGGTAGAGCTGGCAAACGTCGCGGGCGAGCCGTTGTTGCCCAATCCGCCGTCATTTGTGAGCGTCAGCGTACTAGTGCCATCGGCGCTTCTCGTTAAGGTCGTGCTCTGCGCTGCGCTTGAGCCGGCCGGGAAGTTGAATCCAGACAGCGCCAAGGTTCCGCCGCCGGCCACCGCCAATAGCACATTGACCGAAGCGCCCATCGTGCCGTTCGGGGTCACCGTGACGGCGGTAGGCGTGCCCGTCGTGCCGGTTGCCGCAACGCTCAGGGTGAACGCCGTAGCGACAACCGACGCGCGCTCAAACGGCGGGGCGAATGCGACGATGGTCATTCGTCCTCGCGGTCGTCGATCATCTCCACGACTTTCTGCAAGTCTCCGTTGCCGTCGCGGATTGGCAGGCGAACGCGCGGCTTTGCAAGCAATGACGCCACGCGGTCTAGCTTTTCAGCCACCACGGACTGCCCTTGCAAGACAGCATCAAGGCGCGCGGCTTGCTGCTCCGAGCGCTGCCGCTCCTCTTCCTCGTGCGGGTCCGGCTCGGCGGGTTCTTCCGGCTGCTCAGGAGCGCCGGCCGGGAACTGCTGCATTTCGTATGTCTGCGGCTCACCTTCTGCGGGAGACTGAACGCCCATTTCGACCATGAGGTTTTGCACGATGGCTTGGACTTGGGCCTCATTGGCGCCCGTGACTTGCAGCCGCTTTGTCTCGGCGTCGTATTGCTTGATCTCGAGTTCACGCTCTTTGGCCTCTTGGTCGGCCTGCATTTGCTCAATAGCCTGGTGGGCTTGGTCGGCCTCAGCCTGAGCATCGCGGGCGTGCTGGATGGCTTCTTGGAGCGCTTGTTGCATCTGCTGAAGCTGCCCAGCCAAGGCCCCAGCATCCGGGGCGCCGTCGTCTTCGCCCTCAGGCTTCAGGATGGCCTGCACTTGCGGCGGCGCCATCGCGGTGAGAACCTGCGCCAGCTTGTCGGCGTGAGGAACGTCCAGCACTTGCGCCCACAGAGGAGCAATCGCAACACCCAACGCGGGGTTGCTCTGCATCATTTGCGAGAACGCTTCTTGCGCCTGCTGGCGTTGAGTGCTGTACGCCGCCCCCACAACCACCCGCACGTCATACGTGCCGATGTTGGGATTGATGCTCAGGCCGTCTTCAGTTTGGACCGCAGGGGAGCTTTGCTTCGGGTCCAGCGTGACGGCAGACGACGAGCCATCGAACCCGAGGACGCGCATTCGGCGCTTCGTGTCCATGAGCTTGCATACCATCTGCATGCACAGCTTGCCGACTTGAGCGATAGACGCGCTGCCGTGGCTTTGGAAGTGAGCGACAGACGCCTCGCCCTGCTGCTTGCGCTGCTCAATGGCGACGCCGCTTGTCTCGTTGCTCGGGGCGCCGAGGTTCGCCTGATACATGCCGATAGCGGCTTGGATGTCCTGCTTGGCCTGCTCAAGCCCGGCCATGTGGTTTTGCAGGTTGACCGCGATGCTCGGGCGTTGGGGCATTTGGATTGCCCCGGTTTCGTCCAGATCGTTGTATGGGAGATAAGCCCGCTGCTCAGTGCTGGCCTTGTCCCAAAGCTGCTCAAACCCACGAATCGCGCGAACCGGAACGATCCAAGGCGCCTTCGGGGCCGTGCCCATGTACGCGCGGATCTCGCTCGCGTGGTAGTTGTAATTCCGCTGGCCTTCCCTCGCACGACGGGCAATGCCGCAATACTTCATGCGGCCATTGAGGAACGAGACATAGCCGTACATGGGGACTATGCCGATGCGGTCAGCCGGGAACGGGGCTTCCTTGCCGTCCGGTCCGGTCGAAGTCTCCAGCACGTCGGCGCCACTCATGCGACGCCACCAAACGCTGCGGGTCGTCTCCATGTAGTTCCGCAACACTTGCAGGACTTCGCCGCGCTGGTGCGCTTGCCAGAAGTCATCTTCCGTCAGGCACACCTCGTCCTGGCGCTGGTTCAAAAAGACGATGTGATTCGTCTTCTTGTCCTCCATCGTCCATGCTTCGGCGGTCAACACCGATTCGCGGTCGTCCCTGAGCAGTTTCCGGTCTTCTGCGCCGAAGCTCACCGGGTCTTTGCCCGGAAACTGGCGTTTGAACTCGCGCATTGACATCGGCGTCAGCAGGTAGCCGAACGTCGCGTCATCGCCGTCCAAAGCAACGGACCACGGATCGAACACCACACGCAGCGGGTCGCCCTCGCTGTCAATCCGTGGCTCCATGTACCGCAGGCCGGCATTGACCATCGTTGGGCGAGCCAGCAGGTAGCCGACGCCGCAACGGGCAGAGCTTGTGTAGGCCCGCTGATAGTGGTTTGCCGCCCGGCTGGCGTGCTCGATGTGGCGGAAGTGGCCGTCTAGCTGCTCGGCCACTTTCTTATCCGCGCCGCCGTCAACGGGGATCGCGTGCAGGGCCGGGGGAGAATTCTCGACCTGGCCCGCGACGTTGGCGATGTATTGGCCCAGCTGGTCAAGCACCAAGCACGGCCGAGAGCCGCCCGGATCGCGCTCGCGCTGCCTTAGCTCGCGGTCGGTCCATTGCTTCGGGTCGGCCGGGTCGGAAAACTCTAGGTCTTCCTCGATTTGCGCGCGCTGATCCTCCAGCGCCTGAAGCGACTTGCGGTAAAGGGTCTGCGCTTCAGAGAGTGCGTCGGCCATTCGCGGACGCTAAATGCGCCGCTGTGCCGGGTAAAGTCCAAACGCGGGCAGTTAGATCGCCATGCCTTGCGCTGCTGACTTGGTGAAATCGTATGTCTCACCCTTGGCCTTTGCTGCCCTTCGCGCGCCTTCACAGGCGTACCGCAGAGAATCAATGACGTGGTTGTCTTTGTCCGCCAGCTTCGGAAGAACTAGCCCGGTGTCCTTGTCCACTTCGTAGCTGTACGCGGTCAACTCCTGAATCGTATGGGTGCAGCGCGGGTGAACCACGATGTCAAACGTCTGGAGGAATGTGATGCCTTCCTCAAGGCTTCGCGCGCCCTTCACGGCTGCAAGCATCTTCGGGAAGCCGTGCCGCTGCATGTAGCTGATCGTTTCGGGCCTGGCGCTGTCGGCAACTGTGGGCCATTGCTCGGCATCCTCAACGCTGCGGAACAAGTCAGGCAGGAAGTCGATCTCGCAGCCGACGCGGTAAGCCTCCGCGATGACGTACAGTTTCCGGCCGACGATGGCGCACTGCACCAATACGCTCGGATCAACGCTAAAGCCCCAATCCGCGCCTTGCCTGAGCGTCCACGCTGGGTCAATGTCGAACTCGTCAACTTTCCAGTTCTTGAACACGCGGGCTTCGCTGTTCTTCCGGTACTGGCCCAGCCACACCCATGCGAACTTTTCCGGGTCGCGGCGCTTGTCGAACTCCATTTCTTCCCGCAGATCCTGTGGAAGCCACGGGTTCTGCATGTAGTTGACCTGAACCACGGCCGAGTCGGGCGGCGTTTCCTTTCCCCGCAGAAGTTGGTCGATAGCGTCATCGGGCTTCTCCGGGTTCCAGTCGAACCACAGTTGAGACTTTGGCCGCCCAGGCTTGCCGCGAATCGTCGGGCGCAGCAGCGTCAGGCTTTTGTCGCTAGCTGCTTGCGCTTCAGCGAACCACGCGCGGTCGAAGCCCTCAAGCGACTTGATGCTGTCGGCCGTGTGGTTCTGCATACCCTCGAAGATCGTCACGCCGCCAGCCTTGGATAAGATGCGTCGGTCCTGAATCTCGAAGTAGGCGCCAGCGTTGTAAGCGCTGATCTTGGCCGTCAGCAGCTTACGAACGGAGAACTCCAGGCTTTTCAGCGTCTCGCGCAGGCACACGAAGTCAAGCGTCTCGTTTGCGTGGATAGCTTCAATGTTCTCGCGTAGCCATCGCTCGCCAAAGTAGTGCGACTTCCCGCTGCCGCGCCCACCATGCGCGCCGATGTAGCGATGCGCACCTTCTAGCGGCATGAAAGCCTTGGGAACGCGGATGCGTAGCTCAGTCATCTTCGGGCTTCACGACTTCGACAACGATTCGCTGAAACACATGCTCGCCGTTCGGGCCGGCGCCTTCGACCTTGGTCGCAATAGTCTTCCCCACCAGCGTCAGAAACGCGCTGGCGGTCTTCGGGTCTTTGCCGCGCTCCACAAGGTATTTGGCCCCGCCGAGAGTGCCCAGCGCCTCCTGCACCATTTCGCGGGTTTCTTTGTTAATCTTGTTGACCGCGCCTTTGGGTTTGCCGGGGTTTCCCTTTCCGAAGCGGCCCGAATTTTTCGGCTCGCTCATCGCACCCTCCCGGGATTGATCCAATACACCACCGCGCTAACCACCGCGTCAGCCTTCTTCAAATGCCAAAGCGTCATTTTCGCCTGTTCCAGCGTCCAGCCAAAGCGCTCTGCTGCGTCTTGGGCTGACAGCACCTCGCCTGGGTTTGACTCTAGCCACCGCCTGAGCGTTGTCATGCGCGAGCCTTCGCGGAAGGTTTGGAGTTGCCGGCTCATGTGCACTTCAGCGCCCCCGCCAATTGCCCGGC